CCTCCAGTTCTAATAACTCTAGCGTAGAATGTAGATGCAGACTGTCCAGCAGATGTAGCGTAATTTATAGCTCCAGATGAGCTAGAGTCACTGCCATTGTACTCTGTAGCGACTGCACCTAACTCAACTTGGCATCCATATATGTATATAGCTTCGTCTGAGCTACCAGCGTAGGTTATATCCCCGTCAGACTCAGTTGAATATAGTACAACTTGGTTGCTGCCCGAACCCGTTACTCTTGTTAAAATACACCTATACCAACCGTTTCCATAATCTTCAATAGACGCACTTGTGTAGTCGGAGTCGACACTACCTAGAGTGCCAGTGTTTAAATTGAAATAAGCGTAGTCAACACTAGAAGAATCGAACCTTACAGCTAAAAAATCTTTAGAGCCCTTTTTGGCAAATATAGAAAAGGTATGCTCTGATGAACCTATAGATAAAGACTGAACCATCAAGTGGGTACTGTTATTTGCATCATCAATAAAAGCCCACGCTTTAGTAGAGCCGCTAGGAGACTCGTACCCTTCGGACACGGAGCTTCTAGTAAAAGACCAATTTGACTCAAAGTCGTTGGAGCTCAACACTAAATTCTTGTCAGCTAACTCAGAGATAAACTTAACCTCTCCGTCCTTGTAAAATACAGCCATATCAGCGTCTTTTGTAGGAATCATAGCTGTAGTGTCCTCAGGAACTGAGATATAGTCGTTAGACATCAATACCTCGTCTGATTTAAGGTTATTGTCTGACTTGCTCCAATACTGCACAAAGTCCTCATCAATATAGCCATCTGTAGCTAGATACTTGTCGCTTACACCAGTTCCAGCACCGTCTGCCATAGAGATATAAACCCATACAGCCTCTGTAACGTAGTCTCCGCTGAATGATTGGTCTACATAGTCTCTAATTAGCTCAGACACCTCAAATGTAGCTTTTCCTGAGCTGTTATGAGCCTTTGTTAGTGTATATTGTGCAGAAGATGGCACTGAGCTAGAGTTACCGTTCCAAACGTATAGAGACACGGTAGCTGTAGAGCCACTTGTTGACTGAATGAAGAATGGTGAGCGTGAATAGATTAAACTCATTGTTTTTTCTTTAAATGTTTTACTATTTGATTACCTATATTGTGTGCTATATCCATCGCTATAGCTTCGTGATATTGTTTTAGCATAGGTTGATATCTACGCATAAAGGGCTTACTGAAAAATAAGGTTTTTGTTATACCTTTTTTGTGTACTGACTTAGCTACAGCGTAAGGATTTAAACCTCGCTTCTCAGCCCATCCTTTAATAGCTTTGAGAGGTAGAGCCTTCTTAGATTTACGGAAGTTACCTTGTCTACCGAAAATAGAGTTACCAGACTTAGCTTTATGTCTACCGTCTACTGGGTCAGTACCCTTAACACCTTGGTCTTGAAATACCCCGTACTCATTTAGCTTAAACTCTAGAGACGGCATAGACGAACCTCCAGCAAACTTACCAGAGACTGAGCGGTTAAACTTCTTAGAGATATATCCCTTAATAGAGTTATGTAGAGCACCCTTAGCACCTTGTCTAGTAAGATTGCTCTTAGCTTGAGACACTACATACTTCTTATAGCTCTCCAGTACTTTCGTAGCTCTAGGATATGTCGAAGTAATTTTTAGCACAAGTCTACGTTATTTTGAATAGTTACTGTTAAGTCTAAGCCAACACCAGCTAGCTTATCTTCAAATCTATCTGAAAAGAACTCTATCTCTGCATCTTCCTCCACTTGGTAGCCTTGCTCATATAGATTACCTCTCTTAAGCTCTTGAGTGGTCTTAGTGGCCGCTGCCAGCATACTATTGAGTCTATACATCTCAGAGTCGTTAAACTCAGCCTCATTGTCATCAGATACGTCTACGATGTCTAAGAATAGAATGGACACCTCGATGTCGCTAGTAGAGTCTCCTATAGTTCCAGTAGAGATACCTACGTGAGCAAGTGGATAGATATCTTGCTTAAGTAGCTCAACCTCGTCAATGTTACCGAATGTAACGGAATTGATAAGCTTATTGTTTGTAAGCTCGTCTTTGATAGCGTTTGTTAAGTTTAGTAGTGACTTCATTATCTTCTATTTCTTTTCATTATTCTGTTGTCCGTGTCTGACTTATCCTTTTCAAATGATAACCACGTCAGAGCGTCATATACGTTTATTTTAGTACTGTCTCGAAACCTTGTCGCATCTCCCCCACTAAGCGAGTGTAGAGCTCCGAACCATCCCCACCTTTGGCTAAACTGTCCCTCAAGTGAGAGGTCAACAAGCCCTTCTCCTTCATTTTCTTTGCCAGTCTCTCCAAATAGATAGCTGAATGTGCTAACAAGTGACTGCTTAAACGGTAAAAAAAAAGCGTTGCATTTACAAACTGGCTAGCTGGTAGAGACTTCATTATCTGGTGGTCTCCCTTAGAACCTCTGTACGGCTCGATATTATACATCTGACCCACTTTATCCTTTACTGGTCTAAATAGTACAGCAGCTGCTTTATGCCAGTCAGCTGGTTTAACTAGGTATTCTTCTAGGTCGATATACTCTCCTAGAGTTAATTCTTCTAGGTCTGGAATGAATCCGTAGGTAGTTCCGTTAAATTCAAAGGTATAATCAAGCGGAGGCATCTCGTCCATAGCGTCAGTAATGTCCTTTATCAATTCCTCAGCTTGTGATTGTGGGATAGAACGTACTTCGTCCATAGGGACATCTAAAAAGATGTTAAGAGTCTTGTGTCCTACAAACTCCTTATCCTCATCGTCAGCAATCATTGTATACTTCTGATACTGCTCTAGAGTTATCCCAGCTCCATTAAGGGGTATCTGTTTAATCATTAGAATCCTATTTGATTTTTAGGTAAAAACTCTCCAGTCCTGCCAGCATCTCCGCAGTCATCGTTAGACTCGATAACTATAGTAGCTCCAGTGAAGTCTCCCATAGCACCACCAGTGACTACGTTAGCAGAGATAAGCTCAGCACCTCTAGCAGATATCTTAGCGTCATTTTGATTAGCTCTATTGCCACAGCCCATAAGTAAGAGTACATCCTCAGGTGACTCAGATAGGTCTCCAGTTTGTATGCCAGCTCTAGTCTCGACACCTACATAGAAGCGACCCTTAGCTAGAGTCATAATAGTGTCAAACAACTGATACTCTAAGCCTTTTAAGTTAATCTCCAAAGTCTTCTTTTGGTAAGTAGTGCCGTTCTCTCTAGATGAGATAATCTCAGAGCTGTACGTATTGTTTCCCTGTAGGTCAAACTTAAATGCAGAAGGAGTTCCAGTTATACCTCTAGCGGTTAGCGGATAGTCCGCTTGGTTTCTCCACCAGTACAAATCTTCATCGTAGATGATTATATACATAGCTTTAAGACCGCCTATCTGGTCTTTACACGCTTCTAGCCTTCCAGCTGTTACATTGCAACTCATTATAATTGTTTCTTTAAAAACAGTGGTGAGAGTATACTGTAACGAGAAAAGCCTCCGTTAAAGAGGCTCTATCTCAATCAAAACAAACAAATGAAAACTAATTTTATAGCCTCGTCTGACTTTCGTGACTTCCTAGAGGCAACCTAGGTACTCTATTCTACGTTTTCACGCTTTTTACCATCGCTAGGTTTATGTGGAGGATATCGGAGTCGAACCGATGACCTCTTGAATGCAAATCAAGTGCTCTAGCCAGCTGAGCTAATCCCCCAAGATTGCTAAGTCTCACATTTACTACTCCCTCAGGTCTCACCCTTTGGCTTCAAACGCTTAGCTTGTATTTTAAAGAACTTATATTATCCGTTTAATCTAGCTACGTACGACTCTATAAAGGCCTTTCCGCTGTCATCTACATTGTATACTGTTACATCCGTATCTCCTAGAGTGTGGCCTCCTGATGTAGCTCTACTCCAAGCCATTGCAAATTCTGTGGCTTGTTTGTTGTTTTGGAAGTTTAAAGTCGCTTTCATAATTGTTTCATTTTGATAGTACAAATATAAGCTAAATAATTGAACTACCAAACTTTTTACAAACTTTTTTTAAAATAAATGCTTATTTATATTGAGTCTAGATAACTATCCTATATAGTACTTCCCTTTGTTAGGGTTGGCTAACTGATAAGAGACAGCGTATCTGATAGCGTCAATCTGGTGGTCAAAGCCATTCTGTAACGGCGTCTCAGCCTTTGTATCACTCCATTGGTAGTTATTGAGTTCCTTTATAACATTAGTGGAGGTAGGGTCTATAATAAGCTCATAGTCTTGTAAGAGTGCTATGCCATAATTGACAGAACCCTGACCTTTGATAGTAGGTGTGATGTTACAGTACCTCTTGAGCTCTGATATAAGTCTAGGCTCAGCAGAGTCTCCTACGATTGTATCTCTACCAGCAACCTGACTGAATATAGCTCCTAGCTGGCTTGTATTAAGGTTAGGCTTATTGAGATGTTCTTTGATGTAGATACGCTTGTTAGCCTTATCTATTGACGTAGATACTAATGTGGAAGGGTCAGTACTATAGCCAAAGTCAGCTCCATATACATCTATCCCTTGAGACTGATATTGACCTATTCTCCAGTTAGTGAATATAACTCCCTCAGCCTTCTCTCTCCATCCACCTAGAATAGTGTGCTCATACTCACTAGGTCTACGCTCCTTCATAGTCTCCATAGATAAAAGGAATGACTCTCCTAGGTTCTCTATATTGTCTAGGTAAGTAGTATGTATGTAAGTAGTATCCCTCTCAGTTGTATTGCTTCCTGAGTTAACTCCAGCCTCTTGGAAGAATCTCTTGTATATCCAGTGCTCCTTTGTAGCTGGGTTTAATACTAGGATAACTCTATTCTGTATGTCCTTAGCACGGATAGAGTAGTCTATCTTAGTGAATAGCTCATTGTCTGGTATCTCCTCAGCCTCATCACATATCCACGTTGTAATGTTAGCTAACGACTTGAGAGCAGCTGTCTGATTCCCTGAGCCAGTCTTAAGACCTTTGAAGTATATACGGTTACCAGTGACTCTGTTAGTTATCTCAGTCCTATTGACCTCAAAGTATTCTTCTAGCCCTAGAGCTTCTATCTTGTCAGTAAACTCGGGAATGATAGAGGTGTATGCGGAGGTCATTGTATAACGAGTGAATAGAATGTTCTGCTCCTTCTCAAATGTAAGGAATAAGGCCATTAAGTTCACACTATATGACTTACCAGAGCCTCGACCTC